CTTCTCGGGGGTGCCCTCGTCGCGGCCGGTGGCGATGGTCGCCGCCTGCGCCCCGGCGAGGACAGCCCGTCGTACGTTGGCAATGGAGTTGTTATTGGTGGAGTTCACCCCATTGGTGACGCGAGTACTTTCGTGCATCACGACTTGGTTGTAGATGCCGACGAACGACCCGCCTTCAAAGATAGGGTTGTTCCGCGATCCTTCGCCGCCGATCACCCTGGCCTTCTGAATATCAGCCCATTGGCCGGGGTTGGTCTCTTGACGCAACTGGAACGTCTGGTATGGGTGGATGAACATGACGAAGTATTCACCCCCCTTGTACTTGATCGGCCGAATGGGCACCAGCCCCGAAGCGATGCCTGCCCAATTGGTCTTGATGCGCGCCACCGCTTGGTCCACGGCTTGGAGCGTGAGCGTATCACCCGTGACCAACGCCTGATCGTTGGCCCGCGCATTGGGATAGGCGATATGATAGCTGTCTGGAGCGACGATGCCCTGCATGCCGGTGTAGCGCACGTCCGGCTGCGCGACATTGCCGCATATCTGGTTGAAGAACCAAGTATCGATGCGGTCGGCCCACCAGTCCTTGAGGCCATCCATCGCCTCCTGTCGCACAGAGAATGGAACACGTTGCTCGGACATCTTGCCACCCGAGCGCACGGCATGGCGAAGCTGGTCGATGATCAGGCTGGTCGCGTAGATGCTCAGGGCTTCTTCGTTACCTTCCAGAGGAGCATCCCCGGCGGTGCCGGAACCCTGGAGCTGGACACGCAGGCCGACGGTGACGGTGTCGCCCGCCGACTTACTGGTCTCGTCCTTCATATAAACGACTGAGTTCTTCTCGTCGCTGCCGATGAAGCGATCCACGAATGTCTCGCGGAGCGCCTCGATGAACAGCCGCTTTGCCCACAGCTTCACCGCCATCGGGTGATTGGGGCCGAATGTGGTCTGTACCAAGGGATACTCCTATGGCGCTGGTTTGAGGGGGGTTGCTCTCCATTGCGCCAGGAGAAGGCGATAGCCCGTCACAGTCGGCGGCACTGGCCCCCTGTATCGTACGGGAGCATACGGGTGCGTTCCTCAGCCTGTTTCTCGGGGGGGACGAGATTGCGTGGGGCAACAGACCGAAGAACGCCATAGGCGTATAGCACAGGCCGGGGGCCGTGTAAAGCCCCCTAAAATCCCGCGATCTCACGAAAGCGATCATTCGACGATTTTCCCTGTCCGAGCTTAAGATACGCCGCAAACTCGTCATCGCTCATACTAAGGAGCGCCTCGGCGTTAAGCTGCGCCGCCCCACCCGCGCCCGAGCCAGAAATACTCCTAGAAGCCTCTTGGCCAGCGTGAACGCTGGCGACGATCGCGGCTGGATCGACCCGGCCAGCGGCCGGGGGCACAATAGGGCGGGCCGCCGCCCCCGGCGCGGGCGCTGGGGCGGGCTGGGCGGCGGGCGCACCCCCCGCCGGGGGCGCATAGCCTCGGGCCTGGGCGAGCCGATAAATGCTCTCGGCGGCGGGCACGCCACGCTTCCAACTTTCGGCGGCGATGGCGCGAACCTCATTCGTCAATATATCACGCGCCTGCTCGGGCGTATTGAACATCGTGAGCTCTCGTGCGCGGCTGTTCACGTAATGGGCGCTGGCCTGAGCATAGTCTGGCGTGTACTGCGTGAACATCGCCTCGTCTTGCGCCAGAGCGTTATCCCTAGCAGTGGTGATGCCAACCTCTTGCTGGGTCTGCTCGTAGGTTGTGATGCGCGAATTGAGAGCCTCGAGATATTTCTCGGGCTCCTTGAGCATGTCGGGCATCTCGAACTGTGCTGGTGACTGCGCCGCCAGCACCGCGTTGGTCCGGGCTTGCAGAAGCTGCAAGTTACGGAGCGCCTCGGCTGTCTTGACGCGCTCGGCGTGAAGCGCCGCATGCGGGACCATGCCGGGCGGCGGCGCAGGCGCCACTCCCGCCGCAGGCGCGGCGGGCGTCGCCGCCGTGGGCTCATCAGGGGCCTTGGCGACGAACCGGCCTGTCTCAGGATCCTTAATCATCCTGATCGTCGTCGGCTCGATCACCGCCGCCGCGCCCTCCGGCGCGGCGGCGGCCCCGTCGCGAAGGTCAAGCTCTAGCTGACTAGGGCCTTCCTCCGATGCTGGCGCGGGCGCACCTGTGGAGGTTTCCTCCACAGGTGTCCCTTCGCTTTGAAAGGTCTCAAGTTCTTCGGGGGTGTAGGTGTCGCTCATACTGATGCAGGTCCTTCCTGGCCTAGAGCGGTGACAGCGTTGATCTTGGGACTAGTCATACGTTGGGCGGCGATAGGGGGTCCGTTAGGCATCATGGCCGAGCCGCCATCCGACCGTTGCATCATTTGCTGTAGAAGTTGTGATACTGTGCTAAGACTCTGCGCCAAACCGGGTATGTCAATGCCAGCCCCAGGCGCGCCCGACTGCCCATCGGGACCAGGGGCCTCGGGAATGTTCGCCTCGGCAGCTTTGACGATGGCCATCGCCTGGGTATTGAGTTGCGTGGTCGCGCCGGTGAGCTCCGCGGCCAGCCGGGCAGTCTCGGCTTTGTAAGCGTCGATGGTGACTTTGCTCGACTTGATCGTACGCTCGTCCTCGGCCAGCTTTTGACCTTGCTCGGCCGACACCAGAGCCTTCTGCATCTGTTGAAGGGCGGCCTCCGCTTGTTGCAGCTTTTGCTGAAGAACCTGCGGGGGCAGCGTCTGACCCATACCGGCGGCATTCATGATCTCCTGCACGACGTTTTCAGGATATGGCGAATACTTCAAGAGAGTAAACAGAACCGGCGGCGGCAACGGTATGCCACTACGAATGATCTCAAGCGTGAGCGACCACGTCAACTGCTTCTGGTCAGGCGTAGTCGGCGTCTGATCGATAATTACATCGAAATGCTCAACGCTGGGGTCCTTCATAAGCGGGATATACTTGTACTGACCCTGATCTAATATGCGGACCAAAGTGCCCTGCGGCAATAATTGAATGAAGTGCAGCATCAGACGACCCTGCATCTTCCGATACCGGCGCAGGCTGTCGAACATGGTCGCCAGTATAGTCATGGCAGACTGGCGACGCTGCATCTCTAGCGAAGCCGCCTGCTCACGGTCGGCTTGCCCGAGCAACTCAAGGTTAACGCCCGTCACATCGCGCAAAGCCGACAGAGCAAACTGCATCAATTCCCCCAGTCCCTGTGGCAGCGGCGGGGCCGTACGCTCTTGTATCTTCTTCTTCATAAGACTACCGGGCTTGACCCACACGATCTTAGTGTTATCGGCCCAATCTTTCTCAGCCTTGCGCACGTTCACAAACGCATCGGTCTCGGCCATGATGCCGCCCTTGGCGTTGGTGTTCATGATGTGCATGGTCTGCGACATCCACTTGTTCGCCCACATCTGCGGATCGAACATGTCGCGCATCAGCCCATAGAACGAACGATGGGTGCGGTCGCGCTTACCCGTCATCGCCTTGAACTGAAACTCCTGCATCGCCATATGCTTGCAATCGAGCAGATCAGTTCCAAGGAACCCTTCGTAGTACACTTTCTTCTTCACAACGGCGTGGGTATACCTGGGGGCCTGCGGCGTCGGCTGTACCGGAGCAACCGGCGCAGGCGGCAGCGGCGCAGCCGGGTCTATGGATCCATCGGCCAAGCCGCGCCCGTGGTTCATAAGGTTCTGCTGATGTGCGTCCATATTGCGTCCGTGGGCGCGGACATCTTTTTGATAGCGGGCTTGGTTGGCGGCGTCTTGGGCGCTGATGGCGTCGACTCTGCTTTTGTAGGTCGCAAAATCCTGTGCCGACAACTCCTGTAAGTCCTGTGCCCCCTCCTGTGCCAGCAAGACCCACGGCTCGCGGTCCCACCATTGGACTTGGACGACGCGGACCTTTCGGCGATTGCCTGAGTCGTTGAGGAGGGCTTCGCGGGTAGTGTCTGGGTAATCCCGCTTGTTGCCCATGCCACCGTCAACAGGAGTATCTTCATCTTCAAGCCAGCGCGCATGTATGACATTGGCGTCATACCTGCCATCGAAAAGAGCTTCTGCATCTTCAGCCTCCATGAGCCTTACACGGTAAATGAGCTTGGCATCCTCGTAGTTGGCGCGACAGGCGCTGATATCGACGCCCATCTCGAGAGGGTCGATGCGAACCTCGGTGATCTTCCCCTTGGGCGCGTCGTCGTACATCATAGCAGTTTCGGTCCAGCCTTCACCGCTTATAGTCATATCCTTGAAACAGGCGCTCTCTTCGTCCTCAGCGTGGCACTCATCGCGGATCCAACGCCCCGCCGCCGTGTAGCTCTCGTTCACACCCGTCGCGCCCTGCACGCGCGGCAGGTAAGCCACGGTCTGCCTGTTGTTCACCTCAAGGCCGCACACCGCCTCAATGATCGGCGCAGCGCGATTGAAACTAACGGCTGGCCGGTTTTGCTCTTGCAGCTTGCGCAGATCCTCTTCTGACCACTGATCATTGGCCACAAAGTCATACGCCCGTTTCGCTTCAATCCTCCACGCCCGGCGGTGCCGGTGCGCCTGCTGCACCATCCTCTTCAAGCGCGTGTAGGGCGGAACCTTGTCGCGGTCGCTCTGCGAGCTTAGAAAATCGGCATTGGAGTCACTGGCCCCACCATCCCACATTGCCGGGAGGCTGCCGGTGTCGTCGTAAATCATAGACATGTTATGCGCTCCAGGCCGTGAGGCCCGTCCAGCCGCGATACCGGCCCGAGTACCGTCTGTTATCGTTATCGGCTATAGGCATCACTACATCAGGGAAGCCAAAGGTCAACACGAAGCCATCCGCCAAGTCGGGGCTCTTACCCAGGCGATCCTTGGTATCCTGCTTAGACTCAAGCTTGATTTTCCCATTCGGCATGTACGAATAGAGTATATCGCGAAGCTCATCGGTGATCGGCGCTTCGCGGGCTTGGCGGTTCTCCATGAGAAGCATGATATCTTCGTCGTCGTCGATATCTGCGACGCTGTTAGCACGCGTGTCCATAATCATTGACGTGTTCAAAGCTTCAAACCACTTGCGCGCTCGCCACCACATCTCATCGCGGAAGCGTTGGTAGATATCATTGACCGAGGCGCTTTCCGAGACGTTGATGCCGATAATCTGACAATCGCCGAACAAATCTTGCCCAGCCATCTCGTTCAGCCGGTCCACAACGCCCGCGCCGACGCCGATGGCGTCGACACAAATCGCCGCCGGTTTTTCATCCTCAGGTGTATCGACCCAGATTTGCCGCACCCGCTCGGCGGTCTGCATAAGGTTGAGCCCGCGCCACACGGTGGCCGGTTCCATCAGCATGCGCGAGCGGCGCTTGACCAAGCAAGTCCGGTCATCGCCGAACCGGCTGACGTCCAAGCCCCACACCGGCCGGAACTGTTCGCAGCCCTCTACCTTTCGCGTGAGCGCGCGGTCGAGCCAATCGGCCGGAATAAGCGTGGCAACGTCCTGCTCGGGGAATTCGCCTAACACACGGACTTTGATATAATCGGAGTCTATACCCCAGTCTTCAATCATCTCACGAATACGCCGCTTGTTGGCGCTGGCCGCGTGCATGGCGTTGACCGTGAACCGCTTCCAACGCCGGGCAAACCGGCCCCAACAATCCGCAAACCGCCCCGTCCGGCGCGTGGGGTTGCCGAACACCAGCCAGAAAGCGTCGGGGTCAGACATCGCGCCCTCGGCAACTTCCCAGATAATATCCGCGATGTTACTGGCTTCGTCAAAGATCATCGCCTGCCCACGCCCGCCATTGTGCAGACCCGCGAACGCTTCCGAATTATGCTCGGACCAAGGCGTGGCATCAATCCGCCAGGTGTTGGTATGCTTGACATGGTGGAAACTAGTGGCGTTGTAGGTGAACCAATGGTTCGTGATGCAGCGCGCATGCCACACCGCCAGTTCCCGCCAAGTCTTACGGATCAACTGCTCCTTCGTATTAGCCGTGATGACCCCGGCAAAGTGGGGTCTCGTCGACATCAGCCATAGGATGATGATGGCGATGATCGCCGACTTGCCGACCCCGTGCCCGGCCTTGGTCGCGTAGAACAGAGGATCGTCTTGAGTTTCGGGATCGCTGCGGGTGGCGATAAGCTCATCCCTGATAGCCTGGAGTTCCTCGATCTGCCACTTGTCGAGGAATTTGTTGAGAAGATCGGCCTGCCCCCAGGCAAAGGCGTATACCGCAAACCCATAAGGATCGAGGTAGAACGTCGCCATGTCGTCTATGAGCTCCTGCTCATAGTCGATGCGCGGGTCGGGCGCGGCGGGGGCCATCAGTTATCCTCTATCGGCAACATGACCGTCACCTGCTTGGTGCGCCCGAGCGCGGTCACAGCGTCAATGTGCACCACGGCGTTCTCACCACTGATGCCACCGATAAACCACGTAATCACTTGGAGCCCGTTGGAATAATCCACTTTCTGCACACTTAAGGATTGTGTAGTCAAGTTATCGACCGTGACCGTCGCCGCGCTGACCACGTCGCCATTGAGCCACAGCGAGAAATCAAGCGTGAAGTCTAGAAAATCTTCGGGATCTTTCGACGGCCATTGCAGCGACATCAAATTATCTCCATGGGGACGATCAGCCCACGGTCGTTGTCATTCGGCACATAGGCGATGCGCTGCGGCTGCACAGGCGGCACCGGCTGCACGAAATCGGGGAGGTATTCCCCTGACACCGTCAGGGGAACCTCGGCTGGGCCGGTGGTGGCGGTCACGGCTTGGGCAGGAGCTTTTCTTCGTGTGGCAGATTACGCGGCCCTGGAGCCGTAGGTGTCTTCACCACGGCTTGGGCGTTATCCACCGGCATGGTCTCGCGCTCGGTGGCGAGATTGGTGCCCGTGTGTTCCATGGGCGGCTTCCGCCAATGGGAACCTCCGTCGAATTGTCGTCCAGCCATAGTTGCTCTCCTTTACTTGGGCTGCGCCGTGGGCGGCCCGGCGATAGGATGGGTGGGTTCCGGCACGCCGCTGGGCGGGTAGATCGGATGATCGGGCTTCAGCGACAAATCGATGCAGACCCAGCGATAGCCGACGCCGACGATCCAGACGAATGCCAGGATCTCACCGGTGACACTCGGCGGCAGCGGCGGCCACACCGCCCCTGGCGGCAGCGGCAGATCGTTGTCGGGGTGCGCGCCGTAGATCGGCAGATCATGGTTGGGCCGGATCGGAATCGGCACGCCGTACGCCGGATCGACCGGACGCGGTGGCGTCGGCCACACGCCGGGGCGCGTGGGGAGGTCGTAGCCGGGGTCTACCGGATAGGTCGGCGGCGCGATGGGGTGCGTCGGAGCCCCGCCCGCCGCGATGGGTGGCATGATGCCGACCGGCGGCAGCGGGAAGCCGTAGCCAGGGTCCACAGGACCTTCAACGCCGTAGCCGGGATCCACCGGACCGCCCGGCGCGATGGGATGCGCCGGGTGTCCCGGCTCGATGTCAGTAATGATGAAAGCGGGGGTGACTTTAGACACGCTAACTCTCCTCGTGGCGGCGTTCGGTCTTAGCGCGCTTGATCGCCGTGGCGATGGCGACGCCCTCAGGCACACCCGCCGCCAGCATGGCGTTGGCCTGTTTAGACGCATGATGCGCCTGATGGTCGCTCAATTTATGAGCGTGTCGGGACTTGAACTGTTCCGGTGTCCAAGGCATGGTTATATTCCTGTTGCTCGCCAGTAGTAGCTGACCGCGTTGGCCCCCGCGTTGAAGATTGTGAACCCGTTGACCGTCAGGTTCTCAGGATAGGCGTAGGCCATGCCGCCGGTCCCAGCAGAGCCGGTCGGCGTGAAAGTCACAGCGAATGGAACTTGCGTGAACTGCTTCGGGAAAGTCACGGCGGCCACGCCATTGCTCGGCGCGCTGCCGCTGATGCCCCACTCCTCGATGCGGCCACTTTCCATAATCTCGTAGCCGTTCTGCTGCAACAGCGCCACGATGGCCGTCGCCGGAACCGGCGGGCTATACTGGATGACGCGGTAGAAGCCATTGGTGCCGTCGCCTTGCAGGATTACTTTTTCACCCGCGTGGAGTATCCCGCTGCCCCGGAAGTCGTTGCCGCCCGGCAAACTAAGCGTGATGTCACCCCCAGAGATGTTGCAGAGTATCCAAGTGCCGAAGCTCGCCGCACCGCCGGGCATGTAGACGACGTAACCGTTGTTCTGCAAATACGCGGTGTGGCCGGTGTTGGATGCACCCGGATACCAACTGGCCCCCGCGCCGATGGCAACGTAGGAATAAAGCTCCACGCCCTCGCTGGTGATGAACGCGCCATTCACGATGTTGTTGGTGTTGTTGTGCTTGTTCGCCTGCGGGACGTTGCCGCCGCCGTTGAGCGTCGCCAGTTGACCAACCGTGATCGTCCCACCCACGTTCAGCGTGTTCATGTTCACCACACCGCTGCTGCGAGTGATCGAGATCGGGTTATCTATAAGCGTAGATCCCGCATCATTGAAACGACTAATAACAAAATCTGATCCAGCGTTACCTCCTGACTCAGCCGTACTATTTGCATAGACAGCCCATCGACTTACATTATTGGTCGTCCACCATAAAACCCGATTAATTGGCGTTGGATAATCAAGATAAAGCCCGCCGCTGGCGTTGGTTAATCTAAGACTGCTGTTCAAGGTCACCGCGCCACTGACCGTGAGCGTACTGGTGATATTGGTGCTGACGGCAAAATTAATTGCGGTCGGTGTGTTGCCATTTCGCGAGATACTGAATACGGTGTTGGCGGCGGTATAGGCGTCATTGGCCGTCTGAAGCGTTAACAGGCCCGTGTTATCTTCCATAAACCGCCAATACTTGGCGTCGGCAGCCGCTGCGGAATAATAAAACTGGAGAAGCGGCACAGCGCCGCCTGTATCAACCTCTAACGTATTCCTGTGAAAAGTCTGACCGTTCACCGTCATACTGGACGCAAACGTCATTGCACCTGGAAAAGTTCCAGCCCCAATGTCGGCCGCCGTGTAGTTCAGGATGCCCTTGGCCTGCGAAGCGTTGATCGGCTCCTGGGGCTGGTTCCCAGTCCCGGCAGCGTTGGGGTTCCCAACGAGAGACTGTGGGGGAAGGTTGATAACGCCGGATGGGCCCTGCGGGCCAGTGGCCCCGGAAGGGCCTTGAGCCCCTTGAGGGCCCTGCGGGCCAGAGATAGGTCCAAGGTCCACCCACCCGGCGGCGGCGGCGGTCGTACTGGTGTAATCCCAAATGTGGTTGTTCACCAAGTATTCGAGCCCAGAGCCGACCTGCATCTGGTAAGGAGCCAAGGGATAGCCGCCGCCGAAGAAGCCCACCGGGATTAAGCCGTTGACGGGCAGCCCCGATGGCGCTGAATTGAACTCGCCGACGATGGCGGTGCCTGCGGCCCCCTGGGGACCCTGGGCCCCGGTGGGCCCGACGGGACCCGTGGGTCCGGTCGGGCCGGTGAAGCCGGGCGCGCCGTCGTCGCCGTCCGGACCCTGCAGACCCTGAATACCCTGCGGACCCGGTATGCCGGGACCACCCTGGGGACCAGGGGGTCCTTCGGGGCCGGTCGCGCCGACCGGACCCGTCGGTCCCTCGGGGCCTGCAGAGGCCCCGAGATTGGCCCAGCCGGTCGGGTTGACGGCCACCCCGACATATTCCATCAGATTGCCGGTCTGACGGTCGTAGAGCGCGGTGCCGATTTGCATCTGGTAGGGAGATACCGGGTAAGTTCCGTCGTAGAAGCCGATGGGAAGGTACCCTCCCGTGGGCAGGGTGGGGTGTACAGTGGAGCTGTACGTTCCGATGATCTGCGTACCCGTGGCCCCCTGGTTGCCTTGAGGACCAATGGGACCCTGCGGCCCAGCCGGACCCTGGGTCCCAGTGGAACCACTGGGACCCTGGGGTCCTGAGGGTCCCTGGGGTCCGACGTAACCCGTCGGACCCGACGGGCCTTGGGACCCGGTCGGGCCATTCTGGCCCTGCGGGCCGGTGGCTCCCTGCGGCCCCTGGGGGCCAGAGATGGCTCCTAGATTAAGCCAGCCGTTGGCGATGACGGTGGTGCCGACGTATTCCCATACAATTTGCGTGGAGACGTGGTAGAGGGCCTGACCCTGGAGCATCTGGTAGGGGGTGAGCGGGTAAGTCCCGTCGAAGAAACCGACGGCGATGAGCCCATTGGTCGGCAATCCGGCGCTGGTCGAGTTAAACGAGCCGACGATCTGGGCGGCGGCCGCGCCCTGATTCCCCTTCTGCCCGGCGGGTCCTGCCGGGCCTGTCAGGCCCGTGGGGCCGGTGGGACCCGCCGGGCCTACGGTTCCAACGGAACCTGGGGGACCGGCAGGTCCTAGTGGACCACTAGGACCATCATAGTTAATCTTCTGGGCGACGACGCTTAAGACGGCGTTGCCGGAGAGGGTGAGGGGGGTGGACTGTCCGACGCCGCTGGCGATGGCTCGGGTGACGACGCGGGTCAGGGTTTGAGCAGGCTGACTATAAACACCGGAGCCCCACTCGGCATTTGATCCATCTTCTAGAAGGTAGTAGTAAGTCTGACCATCGACCGCGCCCGCCATCGTGAAGTCTTGGTAAGCGAAGGAATACTTGGGGCCAATAGAGAGAATGCCGGGGCCAACGGTCGGGGTGAACGTGCGCACGCGATCAAGTAAGAACTGAGCGGTGGAGGTCATGGCGGGGGCCTTATGCTGACCGGGCCGAGGGCGTTGGAGACGCCATCGGGTGTTTTACAAGTGATCATAGAGCCTAGCTCGGTGGCGCGGAGCATGGCTTGTTGCTCGACACGCCCGGCCAGCGGCCAGTCGGCGGCGTACCACTGATAGCTTGCGCTATCAGTGCACGTGAGAAAATTACCCACGTAAGGCCAGCCTGTGATGACGGGGGCGGTCATTGGCCTCCAGCCAGCCTTTGGCGCGCGGCGAGAAGACGATCGGCCAGGTCTAGGGTGACCTTGACCTCGACGGGCTTGAACATGCCGAGGACCTTTCCCTGGAGCTCAAGAGCTTTCAGTTTATCAGCGAGCCCGACGCGCACGGTCGTCTCCTCCCCTAAGTAGACGCCTTGGGCGTTGTAGATGGTGCGCCGCGTGGAGGAGATGCTCGCAATGGGGGAGAGGGCCTCACGGGAGGCCACGGATAAATCTATGCGTGGCTGACCGTCTTTATCTACGCTGATGATATCGGCGACGTTGGCGAGCGCGAGGCGCGTCAACTCGGTCTGCACATGCTCGGGGGTGGCCTCGCGCGCGGGCCCTTCCGCATAATAACGCGGGAGGGGCGCCTCTTGCGGAGGCAAGGGGATGCGCGCGAGCTTGTTGGCCACGGGCGGAGGGTATAGCATGGGTAGGGCGAGATTACAAGGCTGAGAGTATATTTAACTATAGAAATCATAAAAGTGAGGGTTCTCGGCGGGTTGATCAGGGGCCCCGAATACTGTATAGGGGGGCCCAGCCCTAGTATACCCCCCGTATACCCACCCCCCTGGTAAGCATGCTTTCGGCCCACGTAGTAGTAATGCGCACACATTATGTTGTTCGCAAGTACACATAGGGCAGCAATGCGCACAGCGTGCGTCGCTCGTGCGTTAAGCAGCAAAAAGCCCGCGCTTTGCAGCGCGGGCCAAGTTGGTGTAAGGTTAGGTTGTGGTTAGGCTAGTCGACCCAAGCAATGTACCCCTCGCGCACGGCCCAGTTAAAGCAGTGCGTGTTGCACAGCGGGCGGCCATCGGGCCACGGTGCGGCGTTGTACATGTTTTGCGCCGACACAGTGTCGGTGCACGCCAATACGATGTCGAGCATATACTTGCGGTATGTGCCCTCGCGCGCTTCGTTGGGGGTCGACCCGCGCTTGTACGCGCGAGCCTTGCCGACCGGCGGGGCCTTGGGCTCGATGCGCCGACCGGCTTTGGCGACCTGGGGCACGAGCGACCCGTTTTCGTGCCGCTTGGTTAGGGGGTGGGCGGCGTATTCGTCGGCGGCCACCTCGGGGGCCATGTACGCGAAGCGGCGGCCCTTGGCGGGCTGCGGCAGGGGCGCGCGAGGCGCGGCGGGCGCGGCAGGCTTGCGCTTGCCCTTGGCCGCACTGGCGACCAGGGCGGCCTTGGCGTCGGCGGCCACCTTGGCGGCGACAGCGGCAGCGGCTTGGGCTTTGGTTTGCATTTTGTAGGTACCTTGTAAACGAGTAGGGCAAAAGCGCCCAACGCCAAAATAAGGTGCGCCCTAGGCTGTGACAAGTCCCAACCAAAAAATATTTTGTGACAATCTTCTGCCATGACATTACTTGACGCAGACATGATTGTGACGCAGTGCGTCACAATCATGTTCTTTCAAGCATAGAACAAGATTAGACAGAGTATATCTGTCTAATACTCTGTGTCTTACTCTTTCTACTCTATCTATACTTCTTTCTATATTTCTTTCCTTCTATGCTTCTGTATATCCCTGTGTCTACTTCTCTTATGTCCTGAGCTTCTTTCTGTCCACGAAGGGTGCCACCTAGACGAAGGGTGCCCCAGATAGATATCTATCATAATATTGATCTAATCTGTACACGAAGGGTGCCCCCCGGATGGGGGTAGACAATGTCTGTCAACTACAGTCTCCGAACGAAGGGTGGTGCGTGTACGAACTAAGATAGATGATATGATTTGCCTCAGATTAAATTAGTCATAAGTTATTGTAAGACCTATATAAAAGAGCTTTTGCCTCGCATTGCCGAGGCAAATCTACATGGTCTGAGGCAGTTCTTTGTTGTTGTATTTTATGATTTTTTGACTATTATTGCCTTAATGCCTCAGAATATATGTACAAATTACGAGTGATGTACGTGTACGTGCGCGCACATGAGGTAAAGTTGCAACTTACCGAGCCAAGTCCAAATTTGCCAAATCCCCGAGCACTTACAAACACTTAAGAGTTGGCTCGCATTTATTTTACCGAGCCAAATCTCCGAGGGAGTAAACGGACATTTACCAAAATAGGCCCTTGCGCCCCCTTTTCTACCATGCCATAAAGGGCTGCGCCGCCCAAGGCGCGTTACACAAGGACATGAGTAATATGTACGAAGAGCCCTTATCGCGGGCCGAGATCGTCGATATAATGGGGGATACAATCCCAACCATTATATCCGGCGTAACCGACATCGTGAACCTCCTTTTGCCGGACGAAGTCGCCTCGGCCGTAGCCAAGCTCGCCCCCCGTGAGCTGCATGTCTACGTTAAGCCGGAGATGCTTGTCAAGATCGACCAGCACCACAAGATGCTGCCCACCCTTATTGCCTGCGTGCGTTGCCGGGGCAAGAGCCCCATGCTGGTCGGCCCGGCAGGCAGCGGCAAGACCACCCTGGCAGAACAATTGGCCAAGGCCATCGGCCTGCCGTTCTTCATGGTGAGCCGCGTAACCTCAGAGTTTAAGCTCTTAGGTTACAAAGACGCGGTCGGCGTTTACCACCGCACGCAGTTTCGTGATGCTTACGAGAACGGCGGCGTGTGCCTCTTCGACGAGGCCGACGCCAGTGAGTCCGATGTTATGACGGTCCTCAACGCCGCCATATCCAACGGCTATTGTGACTTCCCAGACGGTATGGTGGATCGCCACCCCAACTTCATACTCGTCGCGGCTGCAAACACCTACGGCCGTGGAGCCGACCGCCAGTACGTCGGGCGAAATCAGCTTGACGCCGCCACGCGCGACCGTTTCGCGTTTTTCAACATCGACTACGACGAAGCCTTGGAGCGTTCGTTCACAACGAACCAAGAATGGGTGTCGTTCGTCCAGCGCGTGCGCAAGGTCGTAACCGACCAGAAGAAGGGCGTTATAATCTCCCCGCGCGCCACCATATGGGGCGCGGACGCGCTCGCCGCAGGCATGAGCCGTAGTGACGTAGAAGCTGCCTGCATCTGGGTCGATATGGACCCCACCACCCGCCAGCAGGTTCAAGCATGCGTATAGAGAACGACACCACCCTGATCGGCGAAGACCTCGCCGATATCTGCGATTTCCTGGCGCGCAGCCCCAAGAAATGGCGAGGTGACAGCAGCGTCACCGATAACGACGGCTACCAGTGGACGTACAACTTATCCTACGCGCAGGCGATAAGGATGGCGACCACCGGCTGGCCAGAAGGGCGCGAACGCTTGGCCAAGCTCGCCATGACCCCGCCCGAAAGGACGAAGTACATGCCAGTCTTCGACGTGGCGGGCGAACGGCCAGACATCGACCGTTACCTCACGGGCGACCCGCGTAACATGGTGAGTCACACGCGCAAGCGCATTCCACGCCCCATCGTGCGGCTCTTACTCAATATAGGCGCATCGGCCTATGTCCAGGGCTCGCAAATGACCAACTTCGGCGTCGCCCTTGTGAGTTTAATAAATCAACTAGAGTCCGACGGCAAGCGCATCGAGGTAGACCTCGTGTACAACGTCATGATGAGCCAAGGAGCAAGATGCCATGTCGGCTGGGGTGTCAAAGCCGCCGACCAGTACCTTGACTTAGACCAGATCGCCTTCGCCTGCGCCCACCCGGCTGCGTTCCGCCGCCTCGGCTTCGCCCTCTTCGAACGCCTCGCCCCGCAGTATGAGCATTACGCCTACGGAAGACCGCTCGACACCAACGAGAGCGATTTGCGGGAGCTTCAGGCTCCCGCGGATAGCATCGTCATCGACGGTGCCTGGATATGGCCCAGGTGCCACTCGGCCGAGAGCGCTCGCCAAGCCCTAGAGGAATTAGTAAAATGAGCTTGATCATCGCCTACCTCGATCTCTGCATAATCGTGTGGATACTCGGCATAGTCGTCTACGCCGCCGTGTGGTTCTTCCGCACCGAGTTCGGAAAGTACACCGGCCTGTGCATACTCTTCCTTATCTTCTATATGGTGTTCAAATGACTCGTGAAGAACTTATCGCCCAGGCCCAGGCCAAGATAAAGGCCCAACTGCTGGCGCGCCTGGGCGCGCCTGCCCCGCGCGCGGTCGAACCGCCCCCGCCCAAGGCCCGGCGCACCCGCAAGCCTGCGGCCCCGCGCGCGGTGGCCGTCGAAACCGCGCCATCGACCGCGCCCGAGTGGCGCGCGTACATCATGTTGCCGCGTGTGACGATCACGTTGAGCAACACCAACCATGTCTACAGCTATCGCATCACGCGGCCACGTGACTACGACCCCGCCGCGCCGATCCACTTCGTCGGCGTCGAGCAGGACAACAAGTATGAGTACATCGGCTTCATACGTAGTGAACGCGGGCCGTTCATGTGGGGTCGTAAGAGTAAGATAAGCGCCAGCGACCCTCGGGTAATACTCTTCGACGACGCCATGCACAGCATCTTGACTAACGACGTGATGCCCGAACGCATTGTAATTGCTTAGGAAATTAGCCCTTGCACGCAGAGCGCGCAAGGGCTAGCCTACCCCTTGCCCCACAGGCGCACCGTACGACCATGACGCGACCTGGACCTCGCCATTGTTCGTCAACGAAGCGTCTGTGGGGCAACCTAGGTCCAGGGAAAGCCTCATGGTGCGGAAGACCACATCGACGCCCCACGCCATCTCGGCAGTGGCGCTCGCCAAGATTGTCACGTCGGGCTTAGACGAAGAGCAAGCCCAGGCCCTCGGCTTCTATAGCGTCGATGACGCCTCGACCCTGCATAAATCCTTCGCGCCCATCGCCGCGCTGGTGCTTCCCTATTATGAAGGTCCCACAGACAACCCCTACTACCGCATCCGCTATCTCGAGGAATTTCCCAGGTCGTTCACGACCAAGGAGCGTGGAAAGTACAGCCAGCCGCCCGACACGGGTGTGAAGGCTTACCTGCCGCGCACGATGCCGTGGTCTACCATCCGCGACAACACCGACGAAGATTTACTGATTACCGAGGGCGAACTCAAGGCGGCGGCGGCATGTTCACGCGACTTCGCCTGCATCGGCCTGGGTGGTGTCTATTCGTTCAAGAATAAAGATACTGAGTTCTTACCAGAACTCGAAGCCTTCGCCTGGAAAGGTCGCAGGACAGTCATAGCCTACGATAGTGATGCAGCGACCAACCCGCATGTGGCCGTGGCCACGCAACGCCTTGTAGATTTATTGCGCGCCCGTGGGGCGAGCGTGCGCGTGCTGCGCCTGCCCCCCTCGCCCAGCGGGGCGAAGGTCGGGCTAGACGATTACCTGCTCGACCACACCGACGATGATCTTATCGACCTTGCCAATATGGCTGATGAAGGCTATCCACCCGAGCTTCTACGCTTTAATGAGGAAATAGCTTACGTCCACATGCTTGATCGTATTGTTGAGATCGATAATCCTAACGGCCCGCTAATGACGCCGACAACCTTCACTAGCTCAAGTCGATGGGCGACGCGGACGTATAGGATCCCACTTCCTAAGAAAGACACCTTCGGCGATGCGCCGGTTGCGCCTGCGTGGCTCAAGTGGCCAGTGCGTCATGAAGTCGAGGCGTTGACCTACGAGCCGGGCGAGCCACAGCTCACACCAAAAGGTCTCAATCGTTGGCCCGATTGGGGCTGCGTGGCCCAGCCGGGCGTTATCAAACCTTGGCTTGATCTTATCGACTTCGTATTTTCTGGCGCTGAGCCTGAACACTTGGAATGGTTCTTCGATTGGTGCGCCTACCCGATCCAGCATCCAGGAACGAAACTCTACCAAGCCGTGGTCGTGCACGGTGTGACCGAGGGCACCGGCAAATCATTCGTCGGCTACATCTTGGGCGATATCTACGGTGAGAATTTCTCGGTTATCGGCGACAGCGATTTGAAATCGCCGTTCAACCAGTGGGCGCGCTACCGGCAATTTGTCATGGGCGAA